AGATATCATTATTTCATTTTTAACCTTATCCCACTCATCCAAAAGAAGAAATTGGTCTAATAATGTTTTATCATAAGATACAAAAAACCATTGACTAACCTCTGACTTATCATAATCATCAATAGACCCCGAGCCGTCACAATAATCACAAGCAATGGTACCATCATCGTCACAATCATTACAACTTTCTTTTCCCTCTCCATCGCACGTTCTGCATGACTCGCCTTCTTCGTCTTCTCCGTCACCACCACAGTCAACACAGTCTATTTTTCCGTCACCACCACACGAATCACACATATTATAACCATCACCATTACAATAATCACAATTAACATCAGCATAATCTGAATCAACTTCAACTAATGTAAACCCAAATAAATTAAATTTGATAAAATCATATTGTTCATCCAAAACCTCAGGAGTGTCCACCATTGGTAATAGGTATGATGCCATTATAATATCTTCTGGTTTCATTCCACTTGCAAATTCTTTGTATGGGAATTGAGTTACAAAATAAGTGTATACATCAGTAGGACTGAGATTACTGAAATTTGGTTTGTATATTTTTTTAATTAGTGATAATAATTTTGACTTTTCCATATTAATAAATACCTTAGTGGTACGATTAGTGATATTTATATAATACTCTAAAAGTAAAAAAATGAAATCAATTCTAACTTTTTTAATGTTGATGTTTATTACCATCAACACTTACTCCCAAAAGTTTCAATCCGATTATAATATTGTGATTGATTACAATGGTAAAGAACGTATTGAGAAAAAACACACCGGAACTTGGGTGTGTTATGATACAATCATGTATCAATTTTATGGACCTGATACTTTAGAATATAAAGTATCTAAAATAATGAATAGAGATGTTTATTATGTTAATGACTTTGACGAAACCGTAAAAGTTCTGTTTATGCAAAATGGTTCGGTCATGAGAAAAAACATGACAAGACCAAATCAATATTTGATTTACCGTAAAGATTAATATTTATTAATAGTATGGAAAATAAAGAATATTTAAAACTACTTAAAGATATCACTCAGTGTTCTTCACTTGGTGAATTAAAAGACGTTGTTTCTAAGGTTAATAGTTTTGTAAAAGAAAATAAGTTAAAACCAAGTAGTGACGAGTTCCAAAAAATGGAAAAATATATCAAAGTTGTTTTATTGAAACTTAGGAGTAAAGAAAAACAAATGACTGAAAGTAAATCTGTTAGAACAATAGTTATTACCGAAGAACAGTATAACAGATTGTTTACTTAGTTGTTTTAGGTTTTCTACCTCTTTTCTTTTTTTCGTACACGGGTGTTGGAGTTGGAGTTGACAAATTAATCTCGGTAAACTCAAATGGTTCATCTTGAGCAAACTTATCTCTTTCTCTAATAAAGTTTGCGGTAACAGCTGCGAATATAAAAAAAATCACAGCACTAACGAGTATTATAATAAAAGCTGTAATCATAGGACTTTTATTATAAATATAACAAAAAACCCCTTTTCAGGGGTTTTTATATAAAATATCATAATAAATTTAGACTACACCGTAAACCTGTTGATATCCCTTCCCAAGTAGTTGTTTAGCCTTATCTATGGCTTGTTCTTTTAATTTTAATCCTTTTTGAACCAATTTTTTGGAGTGGTAAATGTTGAATTCAGTTCCTGATACCTCAGGTTTAGCATAGTTCTTTGCACCATCTTTTTTTGGTCGGTACGAGTCTTTTGCATAAATGTCATAAAATCCGATTTTGGTTACATAACGACCTTTTGAATTACCTTTTGTTGCCATTTTTATTAATTTTTTTTGTTATACTTGATTACACCACAAATATAGACAATAAAATGAATGAAAAAAGAAATTTAGTAAAAATTTTTATTGTTTAAATTTTTGACATAATGATTTTTTTTATTTAGATTTATCAAACTATGAAAATAATAAACAAATTTAAAAACATACACTTCCTTTGGTTGGTTGGTGTAATATGTTTCCTAACCTTTTATGTACCTGTAAGATACTTTACAACTTATGTTGATTATGTACCTGAGTGGACATTACCAATTTTTATATTCTGTACAATGATACCATTATGGTTTCACGAGTTTCTTTGGAGAACATCAAGGGTTGGGTCGGATGAATATAATGGGTTCCACGAATTACATTTTGATGATAAAAAATGGAAAACACTAACCTGTAATCCTTTTTACTTCTTTAGGAAATATTTTAAATGGCAGAGAAGAAGAATCATATTTTGGACTGCTAGTTTATTATTAATAATTTCTTTATGTTTTGGATATATTGCCGGTCTTGAAGAGTTTGGGTTTCATCCATTTACTCCTTTCTATGTTATGAATTCAATTTGGTGGATAGGAATCATAAAGGATTATGTTGTTTTTAAAAATGATGCAAGAGAAGGTCTTATAAATTATAAACTACCCAATTTTTAAAATGAAAATATTAGCCGCACTATTTTTAGGAATATTAATTTGTATTAATATAAATGCCCAATGCGCTGGTCCGATAGGATTTCAGTTAAGTATTCCCCCTGATGAAAACAATAATTATCCTCCGAATACTGAAGTAGAGTTGTGTATATGGATGAACGGTTGGTTGGGTAACGATTTTAATCAAAATTGGTTCGAAGGTTTTGGACTTAATTTAGGTGAAGGTTGGACTTCTGTAACACCAATCACCGCACCTAATGATTCTGAATCAGATGGTAGTGGTACATGGTTATGGATGGAAAGTGTTACATCAGATGCCACAGGATTGACCGTAGGGCCTGGTTATTTCTTTGAGGGACCTTCAGGACCAACTGATGGTAATCCTGGTAATGATTGGGGTGATTTATGCTGGGAAGATATTTGTTATTGGGAATTTTGCGTGAATTTAGTATCGTCAAATGTTAGTGGGTTATCCTTAGATATTTCAGTAACCCCATATGCTGACGGTAGTATGGGAAGTTGGAACACAGAGTCGTGTTTTGACCCCGAGGTTCCGATAATAGAAAGTGAAATAGGTTGTATAACTTATGGATGTACTAATCCAATTGCTTGTAACTATAACCCAAACGCAGGTTGTGATGATGGAAGTTGTAACTTGCCGGGATGTACCGACCCTATTGCGTGTAACTATGATTTAAATGCGGACTGTGATGACGGTAGTTGTACATACCCTGGTTGTATTGACCCACTCGCTTGTAACTTTGTTGCAACAGCGGGATGTGATGATGGAAGCTGTGATTATTTTAGTATGAGTGATATTACTCACAACTTCATTCCGTGTCCTGACACCACATGTACAGGCTCAGAAGTAATGTATTCTGTTAATGGAAATGAGACTTCAATTTACGATTGGCACATTACAGGAGGTGGACTTGTAACCACTGACCAAACTTCTAGTTGTGAAATAATTTGGGGTAACATACCTGGAACTTATACAATAACAGTTCAGGAAATTACGGAACAAGGATGTGAAGGTGATATTAAAACTTGTGATGTTGAAGTTATTATTCCCGATATCACATTTGATACAACTGAATATACAATTTGTTTAAACGGTAGTTTGGATATTATTGCGTCTCCTCTTGGTGGAAGTTGGAGTTCTGAATATATGAATCTTAATACGTTTATCGGAACAAGACCCGGAACTTATAATCCACAATATACCACAAATATTCACGGGTGTGATATTACAGAATCAGTTAAAGTAAAAGTTAAATTTAAATACGAAGCTCCACCAATTACTTTCGCTTCTGAATACATTGACCTATGTTTAGAATCAGGTGAGGCTTACTATCTAACACCTGACTCACTAAACTACACATATAGTTGGTTTATTGAAAACGCAAAACAACCCGAATCAAGTAATCAATTATTCACTCAATGGCCTGATACATCTCGAGTGTATCTAATTAAAGTAATTGGTTATGATGAAATTGGATGTGAGAGCGAACCTAGTTTAATGTCAATCAAAGTCGAGTCTTGCCAAAGATTCTTTGCTCCAAATTCCTTTACTCCAAATGGAGATGGTACCAATGACATATTCGAACTACGTGGTATGTCAGTTTACCAACCAACACTTAAAATATTTGATAGGTGGGGTAATGCAGTATACCAATCAAATAATTTGTGGTGGACAGGAGACTGCGGAACTGGTTACTATTGTAATACGGATGTTTATAATTGGATAATTGAATATCGTGATAAGGACGGATTTAATAAAGAAGAAAGAGGGTTTGTAACACTTGTAAGATAATGTACGGTAGAAAAGTTATGTTAAGATTATTTTGGACGATTATTGTTATAATTTCATTGTCAATTATGACAATGATGCTTGGTTGTTCCGGAAGACAAAAACAAAAAGAAGTCGGTGTTTATAATGTGGATACTTTATCACATATTAATTACACCATTTACATCATAGATAGTTGTGAGTATATAATTTTTTATGGGGGTAGTTCGACTTGGGGAAGTCATAAAGGTAATTGTAATAATCCAAAACATGTTCATTAAAAATACAACGCCATATGTTGGCAGACTAAAATTTAAATTTGAAAAATACCCACACTACACAGGTGGTGGTAGTGGTGTTTTAAATAAAATTCACCTTGATTTGGGATTCACCAAATTAGTTAGCCGAATGATTCCATATCGTAACGAAGATAAATGGGTTATTAATAGTCAGGCCACCAAACTTATAACCAAATATACTGGTGGAAAAATAGGAACTCACACATTTGGAAAAAATGGTGAAGATGTTCTTGCTAATTCATTTCTTGCAAATGACGGAACCTACATTGGTGATATAGAAAGTGGTTGGTGGTATTATAACAACAAATTTTATGTTTGCAAGGAATACCCACACGGAGTTGCAATTAAGTTGAAAACATATAGTCCTGTAATTAGACTTATGAATACTATTGAAGACACCTATGAAAATTTCATAACCGAACAGATTGAGAATGATAATGTTGAAGGGTATTATGGTTATACACATCGTGGTGGAGCATTGTTTAAGATAGGTGACAGAATGTTTGACAATTATTATTTACCGGTAAGAAGTGATTACACTCAAAAAGAATGGGACGAATACTATGAAAAATTCCAAAAATCTATCAAAAATGCTGATGAGGTTGATATGAAATATATCTACAATGAAGGAATAGCATCGGTCATCCCATTTAACAAACGAGGTAAAAAAGTTATTGAAAATTGGAAAGAGGCTCGAGAAGCGGCAATCGCTTTATCAAAATATTTGGGTTAATTTAAAGTATTTCGTATCTTTGTGGTGTGAATGAAATATTAAACAAATATTACGACGAGCATTTGATGTATAAACAAGTACATCCCACTCTTCCACTTACCATATGGAACTATTCTGAAAAGGTTCAGTATGATTCTCTATGGAATGATATAACACTACAAACTCGTGGTCTTGTTACTGATGACAAGGGAAATATAGTTGCAAGACCATTTAAGAAATTCTTTAACGATTCAGAAAAGAAACACACCCCGACTCCTGACTTTGATGTTTATGAAAAAATGGACGGGTCTCTTGGAATTCTGTTTTACTATGAAGGTGAATGGGTAATGGCAACTCGCGGGTCATTCACTTCTGACCAAGCGGTGAAAGGATTTGAGATGTTACAAAAGTATGAGTATCAAAAACTACATAAGGACTATACTTATTTGTTTGAAATAATTTTCAAAGAAAACCGGATAGTAGTTCGGTACGATTACGAAGATTTGATATTACTTGGAATGATAAATACCAAAACTGGATATGAAGTTGATTTGTATGGTGAGGGTAATGATGTTAGATTAAAGAATCTAATAAGTAATCTTGGGTTCAAAGTTGTTAAGAAGTATGATGGTATAAATGACTATTCTATCTTAAAGGGAATGATAAAAGATGATGAGGAAGGTTTTGTTGTTAAGTTCTCAAATGGTAACAGAATGAAAATAAAAGGAAAAACTTATTTATACCTTCATAAAATAATGACAAACATATCAACTACTTCTGTATGGGAAATACTTAGTGAAGGTAGAGATGTTTTGGATATAATCAAAGATGTTCCAGATGAGTTCTACAAAAAAGTTAAAAGTTATGTTGCCGATTTGAATTATAATTATTATCGGTATAATGAATACGCAGGGAAGATACACAACTATTTCCGTTATGGAAAATATGGGGATAGAGACCCTGAACCAAGTAAGAAGGAGTTTGCATTACATTTAGAAGAATGTAAAGTTCACCCAAAAGTAAGGGCAATCTGCTTTGCGATGTGGGATAGAAAGAATTATGATAAAATGATATGGAATCTGGTAAAACCTGAGTTTAAAAAATTGTAAAAAAATAATTAAGTCAAAGTTTTAATTATTTCAGTTGAGCTATGGGTACCAAAGTAATGATTTAAAAATTTATCAAACATTTTTTGATTTGTATTATACATTGATATTAATTTTCTTTTACTGTATATTAAAATATCTTTTGTTATTTGTTCTTTACTTATTCGTAACATGAGTTTAATTAGTTCAAAACTAGTTGTATTGAAATGGTGTATTAAACTTTTGTAGATGACTTTTTGACCCCTACCTGTAAAACTATACATTTCTCTATATGTTAGGTTTTTCTCAACGCAAGAAATTAATAATTCCCTATCTAAAAAATCAACCCAAGTATAACTTTTTTCTTTTACTCTAACCCCTATTTGGGATTGTGAATTCTTAAACTTAGAAAATTCGCTTTGTTTTTTACCAAACATTGGGTGGTTTTGTTTATTTTTTAATCTTTCTTTCGCCTTTAAACTTATCTTATTTTTAGTTTCATCACTCAACTTTGAACCTTTTCTAGGGTGATTTGTTTTTAAACGAATTTTAATATTTTCAATAATCTCGTTTTTTCTTGGGTTGTGTGTAATATTATCTCCGCCTGAACCACCTTCATGTATGTTATATCCATTTTCGGTTATTAAAGAGTTGTTTAATTTTATAAATTCTTTTTCTTTTTCATTCAAAAAAAAGTCAGTTATATTTTCATATTCCTCTAATATACTGATTTTCACATTTTCACAACCAAATTTTTTTATGGCTTTATTTACCGGTCTATCATGTGTTTTATATTCTTTTACAAAATACCTTTTAGTAATTTGATTCAAATCATATATTGATTTACCAATATATTTTTTTCCGTTTGGAAAATTTATCAAATAGATTAATCCTTTTTTTAATGTTTCCATATACATATAAATATCAATTAAAAGGTGAAAAATATAAAAGGATGTAATATTTATTAAATTTGAATAATTAAAAAAAAATCTTATATTTTAAAAAATTATATAAAACCTGAATTTAGAAAATTATGAAAGTATTGGTATTAGGAAAAGGGAAGTTGGGTGGTGAAATTGTTAAACAAACGGGGTGGGATTATCTATGTAGAGCCGAACACGAGATTACAATAGATAATTTTGATGAGTGGAAAAATAAAATGGATGAGTATGATGTGGTTGTTAATTGTATTGCAAACACTGACACATATTCTGACAATAAAGAAAAACATTGGAAGGCAAATTATGAACTTGTAACATTCCTTGCCGAGTATTGTGATGATAATAACAAGAAGTTAGTTCACATATCAACCGACTATCTTTATCAGAATTCAGTCGATGAGGCAAAGGAGGAAGACGAACCATTGTTTGACCACACTTGGTATATGTTTACAAAATTACTTGCCGATGAATATTTGAAGGAACATGCCAAAAACTATTTAATTTGTAGATTGTCCCATAAACCTTATCCATTCCCATATGATAGTGCTTGGGTTGATGTTATAACGAATGCGGACTATACACCGGTAATATCAGGACTTGTAATTGAGTTAATTAAGAATGGTGCCGAAGGCCTTTATAATGTTGGAACCGAGAGGAAAACAATCTACGAACTTGCTCAAAGGACAAACAAAAGTGTATTAAAAAGTATTGCTCCGCCACATATTCCAAAAAATGTTACGATGAATATTAGTAAGATGGAGAACTTTTTAAAACAAGTTACAGAACAAATACCTTCTTAATATCCACCTTCGTTATCCAATTTATCTTCAATTTCTTGGTATACTCCCGGTAATAAATCTTTCATTACGGTTGAGTAAACTACCGGTAAATAATATTCATAATACCATTCAAATAGTTCATCAACGGTATCAAAAGATGTTTTGTGTTTAAGTTGGACGTAGTAATTACTACTAGGTTTCTTTTCAGCAATTATATCACCATCTTCATTAAATAAAGTAAACCAATCAATATCAACAGGAGTCCACGGGTTTCCATCCCAAAAAGGAGTTGCAACCACTGAAATATGTTCGTGCATACCTGGTAAAAAATGTTTTGAATCTCTGCTCATTTCCCAATATACAATTCCATCCATTCCATTTGAAATTTCAAAATCTCTATATTCTCTTGGTAATTTTTTATTTTTAAGATTATCAATTAATATTTCGTGAGCGACTTCTGAATCTATTGGGTGACCTGAGATGTCTACTAATTTAGCTAAACTTATACCCATCATTTTTGCGGTATCCTTTAATCCAAACTGACTGATATAATCATCAACCGTTTTTTTTAACCGACTTTCTTCCCTTAATACTTTTCTTATGGTTTCTTGTAAGTTCATTTGTCTCTTAATATTCTTTGGACTATTGGGTTATTTAGGAATTCCTCCATATCTTTCTTAACTCTTCCTGTGTTACAAAAACTATTGTTAAAGAACCATTCAGGTATTTCATCTGTCTCTTCATCCCATACATTAATCTCATACTCCTCGGGTGTCATTCGTCTTTGAACTCTTTCCCATTCTTCCAATCTTTCCCACGCCTCGTCATATGTTGTTATCCCATTTGAATCAAGTAACATATCGTCTATTTGAATATAAGCATGAATAAGATAATCTTGGACCACATCATTGTCGTATTCGGTATCCACTTCATTTGCCAATAACAGATAGTAATTAACTTTCTTGTTGGGGAATCTTTCTCTAATCTTATCAATTATATTATACGCAAAATAATGACAGAACCCGTGTTGGTAGTTGTAATTACCTTTGTTCCATTTGGACTCAAGTGTTTCCCTTAATACTTTTCTTATAGATTCTTTTAGGTTCATTTCTTTTTCTTTTTAACACAGTTTGGATATCTTTTACCAAACATAGTTTTCATTCCTTTTTGAGTATAACCTGGCCAACACTTTTCAGTTAGTTCTGATTCAGTTAGATATTCTTTTAATACTTTTCTTATTGTTTCTTGTAAACTCATGTTAATAAATACCTCTAAAAAATGATATTTTTTTTGTAGAATTGAAATAACCTGAGTATATTTGTACCATGATAAAGATTGAGAAA